TTCCACAATTTTCTGGAAGTCAATTGCACCAAGACCAACTTCAAATCAGTATTCACTTGATAGAGCTGGTAAAAATGATGCTCTTCATATTGCAGTTGTTGACGACAGAGGAACAATCACAGGAAATCAAGGAACAATTCTTGAAAAATTTGTAGGTCTTTCTAAGGCATTTGACTCAATTTCTGCGGTAAATTCTCCTCAAAAGATTTGGTACGAACAGTTTCTTGCTGATTTCTCTTCTCAAATTTATGCAGGAAGTAATCCTTCCAGTGCTGTTGATTCATATCACGTAACTGCTCCGAGAGCAGTAGGATTCAGTACAGCATTTACTCCATTCACAACCTCACAAGGTCTCTGGGGACAGAACGCACAAGGAATTACTTTTGCTGCAATTGGAAATGTTTCATATACTCTTACAGAAGGTAAGAATTATTCTGCTAATGGTGGAATGCAAGCATCTCTTGGAAATTTGATTACTTCATATGATTTATTCTCTAATAAAGATGAGATTCAAGTAGATTATCTCATTATGGGTCCAGGTCTTACAAATCAAGTGGATTCACAGGCAAAGGCAAATTATTTGATTTCTCTTGCAGGTTCAAGAGGAGATGCTGTTGCCTGTATTGGTCCACACAGAGCAAACTTGATTAATATTACAAATACTACGACTCAAACAACAAATTTGATTCAATACTTCAGTTCACTTCAATCATCTTCTTATGCAATCTTTGATAGTGGATATAAGTATACCTATGATAGATTCAATAATCAATTCCGTTATATTCCTTGTAATGCTGATGTGGCAGGTCTAATGACTCGCACCAATATTGTTGCATTCCCTTGGTTCTCTCCTGCAGGACAGCAAAGAGGAATTTTGAATAATGTAGTTAAACTTGCATATAATCCAAATAAGGCACAAAGAGATCAACTTTATCCACAAAGAATTAATTCAATCATAACTCAACCTGGAATTGGAACTCTTCTATTTGGAGATAAAACTGCTCTTGGATATGCATCTGCATTTGATAGGATTAACGTTCGTCGTTTATTCCTTACAATTGAACAGACATTGGAAAGAGCTGCACAAGCACAACTCTTTGAATTAAATGATGAACTAACCAGAGCAAACTTTAAAAATATTGTTGAACCATTTCTCCGTGATGTAGAATCAAAGAGAGGTCTCTACGGATTCCTTGTTGTTTGCGACACCTCAAACAATACTCCTGATGTGATTGATAATAATGAATTTCGTGCTGATATCTTCCTGAAACCAACTAAATCAATTAATTATGTAACTCTCACTTTTGTTGCAACTCGCACTGGTGTTAGTTTTGAAGAAGTTGCTGGAACTGTTTAATTAAAATAAATAAATTAAAAGGAGAATCCAAAAATGGCAACGAACAAATTTATTTCAGATTTCAAAACATCACTTAAATATGGTGGTGCTCGCCCCAATCTATTTGAAGTTACATTTGGAAATATTCCAACTGCAGCTGGAACTTTATCACTAGATAACTTTATAATGTTATGTAAGGCATCTAATTTACCCGGATCAACTGTTGCATCTATTGATGTTCCTTTTCGTGGAAGAATTTTCAAGGTTTCTGGTGATAGAACCTTTGATCCTTGGTCAATTACAGTCATCAATGACACTGATTTTGCGATTAGAAAGGTTATGGAAGATTGGATGCAACACATTGCACAATATAAGGATGCAAGTGGTACTACCGAACCTTCTACATATATGGCAAATGCCACAGTGTCTCAGTTAGATAGAAATTTATCGACTATGGGAGCAACCGCTGGAAGCGGTATTAAAGTTGCTAGAGAATATACATTCCAAGATATTTTTCCAACATCCGTTTCTGCAATTGATCTTTCCGCTGATAGCTCAAATGCAATTGAAGAATTTACTGTAGAATTTCAAGTAAACTACTGGCACCCATCCGGAACTGGTGGAAAGACCAATTGATAGGGTCAATAAATAGTCTAAACTGATTACAATTATGTCAAAGTTATTTGGATTCTCAATTGAGGATAGTGAACCATTATCTCCTACTGTAGTTTCCCCCGTTCCTCCTAATAATGAGGACGGGGTTGACAATTATGTAGCCAGTGGTTTTTTTGGACAGAGTATTGACATTGAGGGAGTTTATCGCACAGAATATGAGTTAATCAAAAGATATCGTGAGATGGCACTGCATCCTGAATGCGATAGTGCAATTGAGGATGTTGTAAATGAGGCAGTTGTATCGGACACAAATGACAGTCCTGTTTCAATTGAACTTTCAAATTTAAATGCAAGTGATGGAATTAAGGATAAGATACGAAAAGAATTTAAGTATATTTTAGAACTTCTGGATTTTGATAAAAAATCTCACGAAATTTATAGAAATTGGTATATTGATGGAAGATTATATTACCATAAAGTAATTGATTTAAAGAGACCTGAATTGGGTATTCAGGAGATGCGATATATCGATTCACTTAAGATGAAATATGTTCGACAAGCAAAAAAGACAAACAATGATAAGTATAGATTAGTAAATAAGATTAGTGATAATCCAATGGATTATGAATTTCCTGAAATTGAGGAATATTTTGTTTATAATCCACAATCAACATATCCAACAGGGTCTCCGGCTCCGGGATCTTTTGGTGGTTCTTCTAGTGGAATCAAAATGACAAAAGATTCCATTACATATTGCACTTCTGGATTAGTAGATCGTAATAAAGGATCAACTCTTTCATATCTTCATAAAGCAATCAAATCTCTTAATCAATTAAGAATGATTGAGGATAGCCTCGTAATATATCGTCTCTCTCGTGCTCCTGAAAGAAGAATATTTTATATTGATGTTGGTAATCTTCCAAAGGTAAAGGCAGAACAATATCTTCGTGATGTAATGAATCGTTATCGTAATAAGCAAGTTTATGATGCAAATACAGGTGAAATTCGTGACGATAAGAAATATATGTCAATGCTTGAAGATTTCTGGTTACCTCGTCGTGAAGGTGGTAGAGGAACTGAAATCACCACACTTCCAGGTGGACAGAATCTTGGTGAAATCACAGACATTGAGTATTTTAAGAAAAAACTTTTCCGTTCTCTAAATGTTCCCACATCAAGAATGGATGGAGAAGGTGGATTTAATCTTGGTCGTTCTTCAGAAATCTTAAGAGATGAAGTTAAGTTTAGTAAATTTGTTGCTCGTTTAAGAAAAAGATTTTCTGTAATGTTTAGTGATATGCTCAAGACTCAATTGATTCTGAAGAACATTATTACTCCAGAAGATTGGGACATAATGAATGAACACATTCAGTATGATTTCTTATACGATAATCATTTTGCCGAACTAAAAAATTCAGAATTGCTAAATGAAAGACTTACAATGGTTGCAACAGCAGAACCATATGTTGGTAAGTATTTTTCACAGGATTATGTAAGAAGAAATATTCTTCGTCAGACTGATACTGAAATTATTGAACAGGATGATTTGATTAAAAAAGAAATTGAGAATGGTATTATTACAGATCCAAATCAACCTATAGACCCAGCAACAGGAATGCCAGCAGACCCGACATCTCAAATGGATTTGGGTCAACCAGTGATGGAGCCAGATTTAAAAGGTGACGAACAAATCGTTGAACCAAGGCAAAAAGCAATGGAAATGCCGAAGGGTGGGGAGATATAAATAAAACAGTTATGTCTAATGGCAATAAAAAATGGATGATTTAATGGATATGATTATTAGTGATGAATCGCCATCGCAGATCAGTGATAAGATAAAAGATATGTTATTTTCCAAGTCGGCAGAAAGAATTGATGCTTTCCGACCCGTTGTATCATCCGCAATGTTTGGTGATTCTGAGGTTGAAAACGAAGAGTAATTAAGAATTTATAAATAACTAAAAGTGTATCTCATAAAATAATGGCTCATAGACCAGTTGGGGCTGGATCCTCATTCAACTTCACCGCAGGAACTGCATCAACATCTTCGGCATTCTCTGTTCAATCAGATGTTGTAAGAGTAGTTGCTGTAGGTGGTGCTGCATTTGTTGCCGTCGGAGCAACTCCTTCTGCTACTAATGCTGATTATTATGTTTCCTCTGGTGAAACTGCAACACTTGCGCTCACAAAGGCATCTAATCGTGTTGTTGGAGTGACAACAGGAACCACAACAATCGTGACTGTACCCGAAGGAACTCAAATTCCTTTTGGTGTTGGAGATTATGTAACTCTGAGTGGTTCAACACATCACAACTTCACACATCAAAGAGTTATTTCGGTTGATACTTCTGCCGGAGTTTCTGGTTATTTTCAGTCAAGAATGACTGTAGATTATAACTCAAGTGGTATTGTAACAACATTCTCATCCACAAATTCTTCTGTTATTACATCAAATAAAGTTTCTGCATTTGGTACTGGTGCAGGAGTTATCTATTACCAACAAGTTCAACTCACATCTCAGGCATAAAAAAATGAAACTTATTACCGAAGAGATTGAATCAGTAGAAGTAATTACCGAAGAAAGAAATGGTAAAAAAACCCTCTATATCAAAGGACCATTTCTTCAGACCGAACAACCAAATCGGAATAAAAGAATTTATCGTATGCCCGTGATGGAACGTGAGGTCAAAAGATATACAGAGCAATATGTAAATAAAGGTCGTGCTCTTGGTGAACTAGGACATCCTGATGGTCCAACAGTTAATCTGGACAGAGTTTCTCATCAAATCACAGAACTTTATCGTGATGGTAATAATTTTATTGGAAAGGCAAAAATTCTTTCCACTCCTATGGGTAAGATTGCCGAGGCACTTCTTAAAGAGGGTGTGATGCTCGGTGTTTCTTCTCGTGGTATTGGTTCACTAAGACCAATTCAAAATGGTTATAGTGAAGTTGGTGAAGATTTTATGCTCGCAACTGCTGCTGATATTGTTGCAGACCCCTCTGCACCTGATGCATTCGTTCAAGGGATTATGGAAGGTAAGGAATGGGTATGGGATGGTGGAGTGCTCCGTGAGCATTCTGCAAGAAAAATCTACAATAGAATCAATACATTAGTTTCACAAAAAAACCTGGAAGAGAATAGATTGAATCTTTTCAACGATTTCCTAAATTCGTTGTAAATTATTAAATTATAAATAAATATAGATTTCATAAAAAGAAAATCGGAGAGTTCAAATGTCTCGTGGAGATTTACAAGAAATGGAAGTAGGCACAAAGCAATCCAAAACTGCTGTGAATGCTAGTTCATCAGCACCAGATCCAATGGCCAGTTTGAGTGGTTTAACACCAGGTCAAACTGGTAGTTATGAAGATCTCGGTGGTCCTACACCTGAGAATTATCGTTCTGATGATGATTCTGCAAAACTCAAGACTCCTGAAGGAACACTCAAGCAAGTTAGAGATGTTGTTAATAAAGGTGCAAAGAGTGCAGATCCTATGAAGGATATGGCAAAAGAAGATGCTGATTATGATGAAGAAGATGAAGAGCTCGTAGAGGAGCATGATGAGGAAGAAGAGGAAGATGAAAAAGATAAGAAAAAAAATGGTAAAAAAGGTAAAAAGGAAGAAGATGACGAAGAGGAAGATGATGAGGATCTAGAAGAAGATTTTGATCTTGAAGAAGATGTAAATGCTCTTCTCGGTGGAGAAGAACTCTCTGAAGAGTTCAGAGAAAAGGCAAAACTTGTTTTTGAATCTGCACTCAGATCAAAAATTAGTGAGATCAAAGAATCTCTTGAGATTAGATATGCTGAAGCACTTGTAGAAGAAATTGAAGAAATCAAAGAAGCATTGAATGATCGTGTAGATTCTTATCTTGAGTACGTTGCTGATGAGTGGTTTGCTGAAAACACACTCTCAATTGAAAAGGGCCTGAAGGAAGAACTCACCGAGTCCTTCTTGACTGGTCTAAAAGGACTTTTTGAAGAACATTATGTATCAATCCCTGAAGATAAATATGATGTTTTAGAGAGCATGGTAAACAAACTTGATGATATGGAGACGAAACTCAACGAGCAGATTGAGAAAAACGTTTCACTCAACAGTCGTCTCTCAGAGTCGGTTGCTGATGGAATCTTAGATCAAATTTCTGAGGGTCTTGCGTACACTCAGAAAGAGAAGCTCGCCTCACTTGCCGAAAGTGTAGAGTTTGAAAGTGAAGCAGAATATCGTGAAAAACTGGAGACTCTGAAGGAATCTTATTTTCCAACAAAAATGATTTCTCCATATGCTAAAACCGAAACCCTTTCTGAGGGATTAGATTCGGCACAAGAATCTGTTTCAGGTTCTATGGCTGCATATCTAAACACACTTTCAAGATTTAGCAAATAATTGAATTTAGTATAATTCAAACAAAAACATTCACTTACAAAAGGTAAAAGCAAATGTTCCAATCCGAACAATTGCAGAACAAGTGGGCACCACTTCTCAACTATGAAGGTCTTGATCCAATCAAAGATTCTCATCGTAGAGCAGTAACCGCAGTTCTGCTAGAAAACCAAGAAAGATTTTTAAGAGAGCAATCCTCATTTGATAATGGTTCATTATCAATGTTGATGGAAGCACCAACCAACAGTGGTAATGCTGCTGGTGCATCTGGTGCATTTGGTGGTAGTTCATCCGCTGGCGGACCTACTGCTGGTTTTGATCCCGTATTGATCTCACTCATTCGTCGTTCAATGCCCAACCTGGTCGCATATGACCTTGCTGGTGTACAACCAATGAGCGGTCCTACTGGACTCATCTTCGCAATGCGCTCACGTTACACCAACCAGTCTGGTACAGAAGCATTCTTCAATGAAGTAGATTCTGCATTCTCTGGTCAGGATGCTGGTCGTGACGAAACCGCAGGATTCTCTGATACTGCTGCTGGTATTGGTACCACTGCTCAAGGTGGTGTTAACCCTGCAGTTCTCAACCCTGTTGGTACTGCTACTTCTACTGCCTACAATGTAGGTCAGGGAATGGTTACTGGTGATGCAGAGAACCTTGATGGTACTGGTGCTGATGCATTCAACCAGATGGCATTCTCAATTGAGAAAGTCACTGTGACTGCAAAGTCACGCGCACTGAAAGCTGAGTATTCATTAGAACTGGCACAAGACCTTAAGGCAATTCACGGTCTGAATGCTGAGGCAGAATTAGCAAATATTCTCTCTACAGAGATTCTTGCTGAAATCAACCGTGAAGTTATCAGAACCATCTATAAGGTTGCTGAGCAAGGTGCTGTACAGAATA